GTAAAGAAAGACAAGGTTTCTTATGAGACTTTGTTTTATGATGATCTCACTGTACTTACATGGGAAGAAACTAAAGAAAAATACTTAATGCAGGTAGGCAGATAAAGTTTTATTGCCAATTTTTAATTGTCTTTTTGCTTCAGCTTTGCTGGAGTATAAAACTCCATTAATTTTTATTGGATGACAAGTAGAATCTCTTTGACCGCCAGACCCCAAATCAAGATTTTTTTCCATACGCAGAAGTTTTTTATATGAAACACCCAATTCATTCATAGCTTCAGTTCTAGATTTATATTTTATTCCATCAATAATAATTGGTTTTGATACACTATTCAATTGTTTTTTATTTGGAATTAATCCAAACACTCCTTCTCCACCAAAAGTTGAATTGTAACCTGACACTTTACTTTCATATAGATTTATAAAATATGGTTCCATATATTTAAGTGTGTGTTCTTGGTCTTTTGATTGATATATTACTTGCCAATCAAAATTATCAAATCCATATTTCTTTAAAGCATTATAAAATTTGTTTTGTTTTTTTGTATAAGATGATTTGTGTTCCCATTTTCTTCTCGGCCAAGAAGAATCAAAACCAATGTAGACTTTACCGTTTTGTTTATTGACGGCTTTGTAGATAGAATAAATATTCATGGCTGGCATGGCTCTTTCATGTTAGAGTGGGTGAGAACGGCAATTCTGCGACCCACATTTATTTATACCCAAATAAGTTAAAAAAACGCTTGACAAGAGCATATATATCTTATATAATATCAAATATGCGGTGAGTCCGATGACACCCTACCCCCGTAGGCAGAAAGGTTTAACTCCTTTTAACCGCTCCATTCATGTTAGTAAGCACTAACTTACTGTTGTTTTTACACAACATTGTGACTTGACAATTCCACTGGTTATGTTATAATAGAGTATATTCAATAGGAATTGAAATGACTACTTTTACCTCTCAAACCAAATCGCAGCTCGCCAAGCTTTTGGCAACCGAAAACATTCGCATTGAGCATAAAAAACTCCATACGGCTTCGTTTGATCCTAAGAATCGTGTTCTCTATTGTCCTATCTGGAAAGATATGTCTGGTGATCTTTATGACCTTTTGATGGGCCATGAAGTCGGCCACGCATTATATACACCTGCTGATGGTTGGCATGATGCCGCCTGTTCAAACGGCAAAAACTTTAAAGCTTTCCTCAATGTAGTTGAAGACGCTCGCATTGAGAAAAAAGTCAAACGCAAATATCCCGGTCTCCGGCCGTCCTTTGTTAGAGCATACAATGATCTGATGAAAAAAGATTTCTTTGGTGTTTCTGGTAAAGACCTTAATGATCTTTCATTTATCAATCGTTTGAACCTCTATACAAAATCTGATTATTCTTTGTCAATTCAATTTGGCGCAAGAGAAAAAGATCTTGTTGACCGTGTTCGCTCTTGTGAAACATGGGAAGATGTATTGAAAATTACTGGCGACATTTGGGAATATTCAAAAGAAGAACAAGAACAGATGATGGAAGACTTTAACTTTCCATTTGATTCTGCTGGTTCTGATTATTCTGATGAAGAAGACTTTGATGATTCTTATGATGATATGACCGATTCTTATGGTGATGGTCAAGATTCTGATGATGGTGATGATGGTGACCAAGAAAATAATAACGATGGTTCTGGTCGTGCAAAACAAAGTAAAGAGTCTTCTGATGGTGAAGAAACTGAAGAAACAGAGAAAAACTCTTCTGTAATTAATCGTCACAAAGAAAGTGAAGACTATTATGGTGGCGGTCAATTTGAACCTACTTGCGAAACTGATGAGACATTTCGCCGCCGTGAATCTGAATTGCTTGATGAGAAATCAAAAGATTATTTCTATGTCAAGTTTCCTAAACCTGTATTAGAAAATATCATTACTCCAGCTAAGCGAGTGCATGAGTTACTTTCAAATCATTATCTTGAAGACGCATCTTCAATTGATCAGTGTGTTGCTGACTTTAAGAGTAAGAATGAAAAATATGTTTCTCTTCTTGCCAAAGAATTTGAAATGCGTAAAGCTGCAAAACGATTCGCTAAGGCAAAACTTTCCAACACTGGCGATATTGATGTTTCTCGCCTTTATAAGTATCAGATTGACGATAATATTTTTCGCAAAATGATGAAAGTGCCCAACGGCAAATCGCATGGTCTTATTTTAGCTTTTGACCGTTCAGGTTCTATGCACAATAACATGTATGGTTCAATTGAACAGATGCTTATTATCGCATTGTTTTGTCGCAAAGTGAACATTCCTTTTGTTGTTTATGGTTTTGGTAACAATATAAATGGTCGTAAAGTTGATTTTCCAAAAGAACAGAATGAATCTATCGTTTTGCAAAAACCTCTTAAAAATTTCTCAACAGAAGGCAATGAGATTTTCTTTGGTTCGGTATTCATGCGTGAGTATATGAATTCAAAAATGAGCAATTCAGAATTTAGTAAAGTGCTTCGCAACATGGTTGCTCTAATGAATTCATACCCTTCTCCTGGATCTGGTTATCATCGCCGTTATAATTCTACACGATTTTGGCCACCAGTAGCTGAAGAGTTGAGTAATACTCCTTTGGTTCAATCTATTGTTGCTCTTGAACCAATCACTCAACAATTTCGTAAGATGAATAATCTTGATATTGTAAACACTGTTATCATCCATGATGGTGACGCTGATTATATTACCAACTACAATATATTAAATGAAGAAGGTAAAAAACTTATAGGTACCATTTCTCCAAGTTACAGTAACTTTTTTGTCACCGATGGTAATAAAGAATACAAAATTGAATGTAACAGTAAATTATCTTCTGTTGCCATGCAATGGTACACGGAAAAAACTGGTGCGAAGATTTTTGGTTTCTTTATCACAGCTAATTCTAGTTCAAGTAATTTGAGAAATGCAATTGGTAATCAATTTTACAATGAAAAAGGTCAAAGTGTTAATGAAATGTACACAAACGCTAATGATCTAATGGAAAATCTAAAAACCTATGTTGCGACAATGAAGAAAGAAAAATTCATCATTTCACACAAAAAAGGTTACGATAAATTCTTTTTGATTAGTGGTGGTGAAGATTTAACCTTTGATGATGAGTTTGAATTTGAGAGTGAAGGAAAAGTTTCAGCAAAGAAACTTACTACAGCTTTTCTGAAACATAACAAAAAACGCCAAGTGAATCGTATTTTGGTAAACAAATTTATTGAAGGTATTGCGGCCGACTGATGTTGTTTTTTTACAACAGGTGAGCTTGCCAGTTTGCCTGTTTTTTGTTATAATTATTTTATATTCTTTGATAGGAGTTTTATATTATGAGTAGTCGCACTGAAAAGCGTCAAAAGTTTATTAATGCACTTGTTTCCACTGGTCAAGAAACTGTGACGCTTGATGAGATTAAAGAAATTTGTACAAGCATCGGCATTGCACAACCTTTCTGGTTTACAAATGATAATGATAACCGTATTAAGCGTGGTGTTTATAAAGTTCCAGGTGCCGTTGCAGTAACAGCTCCTGCCGTTCAAACAATTAACATGCAAGCTCAAGTAATTCCTATGCAAAAACAAGAACAAAAATCTGGCAACCGAATCGCATCGGTTGTAACCGATCTTGAGCTTGAGAATATCGTTCCTCAAGTTTACAAGAATTATGTACCGTTTGGTCATTTTGATGACCTAGTTTCAATCATCGGTTCAAATCAATTTTATCCTATCTTTATTACAGGTCATTCTGGCAACGGCAAAACAATGTCCGTTGAACAAGCTTGTGCCAAACTCAAACGCAAATTTGTTTGCGTATCTATGACACCTGAGACTGATGAAAGTGATCTGTTTGGTAACTATGTTCTCATTAATGGCCAAATGGAATGGCGTGATGGTCCTGTGACTGTTGCTGCTCGTCAAGGTGCCGTTCTCTGTATTGATGAGATTGACTATGGCGCACAGAATCTTTCCAGTCTTCAGCGAGTACTTGAAGGCAAACCATTCTTGCTTAAGAAGAAAAACGAACTCATTACACCTGCCGCAGGCTTTACAGTAATTGCGACTGCAAATACAAAAGGTAAAGGTTCTGATGATGGTCGTTATATGTTCACCAATATTCTTAACGAAGCTTTTCTTGAGCGTTTTCTAAACACTTACGAACAAGATTGGCCTTCTGCCAAGATTGAACAGAAGATTATCAAAAAAGAATTGACCTCTCTTGGTCGTCCTGATGATGACTTTGCCGAAAAACTTGTTACATGGGCAGAAGTAATTCGTAAAACCTTTGATGAAGGTGGTTGTGACGAAGTGATTTCCACTCGCCGTCTTGTGCATATTGCCAAGACCTACTCTGTGTTCGGAGACAAGATGAAATCAATTGCACTTTGCCTTAATCGTTTTGATGATGACACAAAGATTTCATTTACCGATCTTTACACTAAGGTTGATGCAGGTGCTTCTGCCGAAACTTTGATGGCACCTGTTCAAGATACGGTAACTGAAGAAGTGGCAAATGAAGAAAATCCTTTCTAATTTGCCTGTATAAGTATTGACTTACTCACTTCTTTGTAATATAATATACACATGATTTGAGAGAACGGTCGCCTCTCAAATACTTAGATTCAACAGCGACCTTTTTAAACTTTATGGAGTATTTTGTAATGTCTGTTAAAGAAAAAATCTTGGCTTTTCTCTCTAAAGATGGTGGTTACAACACCCTCACCGTTGCACAGGCTCGTGCTCGTTTTGGTATCAACAATGTCTCTGCTCGCATTGATGAGCTTCGCAAAGATGGCCATGCCATCTACACCAACAGCAAGACTCTTGAAGATGGTCGCAAAGTGACCTTCTATCGTCTTGGTGCTCCTAGCAAGCGTGTTGTCGCTGCTGGCGTTCAAGCTCTGCGTAATGCAGGATTTAATGCTTTTGCTTAAAATTGCCACTTAAGCTCTAAAAAGCTCAGGAGAAAGGATATATATTTGTATCCTTTCTCTTTTTTTATAATATGGGTACAATATGGAAATACAAGTCAAACTAGATGAATTGAAAAAAAATAAACTGTTTGTAGCCACACCAATGTATGGTGGTATGTCTCACGGACTATATGTTAAATCTTGTTTAGATTTACAGTCTTTGATGGCAAAATACGGTGTAGATGTAAAGTTTTCTTTTCTCTTCAACGAATCACTAATCACAAGAGCCAGAAATTATTTGACGGATGAATTTCTCCGTTCAGATTGCACACACATGCTCTTTATTGATTCTGATATTCATTATAATCCCCAAGATGTTCTCGCTCTTTTGGCTCTAGACAAAGATGTAATTGGTGGGCCATACCCCAAAAAATCAGTCAATTGGAATAACATTGCATTTGCCGCAAGAAAATTTCCTGAACTAAATCCAAAAGATTTAGAAGGCCTTGTTGGTGAATATGTCTTCAATGTTGTTCACGGCACAAAACAATTTTCAGTAACTGAACCATTAGAAGTTCTTGAAATTGGAACTGGTTTTATGATGATCAAGCGAGATGTTTTTGGTAGATTAGAAAAAGCATACCCTCAACTTCGTTACAAACCAGATCACATTGGTCAAGCTCACTTTGACGGATCAAGATATATTCATGCATACTTTGATACAATCATTGATACAAAAGATTCAGCAACAGGTGGTGGATCTGACCGTTATCTAAGTGAAGATTATATGTTTTGCCAATTGTGGCGTAAAATTGGTGGACAAATCTATCTCTGTCCTTGGATGAAGACACAACACATTGGCACATACGCATTTACAGGCAACATGCCTAAGGTCGCAGAACTAACAGGAAGATTGTAATGTCAATTGATAAAGTGAAAGCCTCACAAACTGCCACCACAGGAGGTCGTAAGTTTGATGGAGGCAAATTACAGTATGGACTATTACCACCACTTGCACTCAAAGCTACAGTTGATGTTTTGACATTTGGTGCAGAAAAATACGAACCAGATAACTGGAAAGTTGTTCCAGATTCAAAGCGTAGATATTTTGATGCTCTACAGAGACATGTTTGGGCATGGAAAGAAGGTGAACAAATTGATCCCGAATCAGGCAAACATCACCTCGCACATGCAATGTGTTGTTTAATGTTTCTTTTGGAGAGAGATATGTTTACGGATGAGAAGTGGCAAGAACATATCAAAAAGTCTTAATTGTTCTTCCTCTTTGCCAACCTTCTTCTTGAGTATTTTCTGGTATAAATTTATTTTGAACACCATTAGTATACCACTTTAAATTTTTTTCTTTAATTGCACTTTTACCAAACATTGGATTTTTTATTTTTTTTAATTTGGATTGATATGATGAATGTTCTTCTTTTAATTTTGAATAAGTTTTAGAATTTAATAAACCCATGTTATTTTTCATCCTCATAGACCAAAATGCAAAATTAGTTTCTTTATTTCTGTAAGATTTCCATAACAAATGGTGTGCTATAAAATGTTGTCTGGCAGTTAATAATATTAAGTTGGAACTATTATTGCTGCCACCCATAGATTTTGGCATAATGTGGTGAATTTCTGTATAACCATTAGGTACAAAATTGCGGCAATATTGTATAAATTTAAGGTAACGATTATAAAAATGTTGACTTTTAATTTGAAACATGATAAAATAACCTTTCTATATGTATTTATAAGAACATAAATCTTAATTATGGAGTAATAAATGAAATTATCTAATGACACCGTATCACTACTTAAAAACTTTGCCTCTATCAATCAAGGCATTTATTTTAAACAAGGCAAAACAATTAAGACAGTTTCGCCACAGAAAAATATCATGGCTGAAGGTACAATTGATGAAGAATTTCCAGTTGACTTTGGTGTTTATGATCTAAACAATTTTCTTTCTGTTATCTCATTGCACAAAGATGATCCTACTCTTGCTTTTGAAGACAAGAATGTTTTGATTTCTGGTCTTAAAGGTCGCAGTAAAATTAAATATCGTTTTTGTGAACCAACAATGATTGTAACTCCACCAGAGAAGAACATCGTTGTGCCAGATCCAGAAATTAAATTCACACTCAATGCAGAAGACTTTGACTGGATTCTCCGTGCAGCCGCAGTTCTTTCTTCACCACAAATTGCAATTGAATCTGATGGTAGTAAAGTTTTTATTAGTACATTAGATTTGCAAAATGACTCAGCACACACAGACGCACTAGAAATTGCCGAAGGCAATGGTGACAAGTATCGTATGATCTTTAAAACAGAAAATCTTAAAATGATTTCTGGTACATATGAAGTCTCTGTTTCTTCAAAAGGCGTATCACACTTCAAAAACAAAACTAAGAACCTTCAATATTGGATTACTACAGAAGCTGGTTCTAAATTTGAAAAGAGTAAATAATGGCATTCATATACTTTACTGAAAAAGATACCAATAAATCTGTTGCAGTCAACACAAAAAATGTAAGTATGGTCAGAGAAAAAAGATCTTTTTGTGAATTGGTTTTTATTGACAATTCAATACTCTATATTGCTGATGAATACTTAGATACTGTTGCGAGATTGAATAATCCTGGTTGTTAATATGTTATTTGTGAGGAATTTATATTATGGAACATCTCTTGTGGACCGAAAAATATCGGCCTCAAACTATAGAGGAGTGTATTTTACCTGAAAGACTTAAAACACCTTTTCAGGAATATGTAAATCAAAAAACCATACCCAATCTTCTTTTGCACGGTGGTGCTGGCGTAGGAAAAACCACCGTTGCAAAAGCAATGTGTAATGAAATTGGATGTGATTTTATGGTCATCAATGGTTCAGATGAATCTGGCATTGATACATTCCGAGTCAAAATTAAAAATTATGCTTCATCAATGAGCTTTGCCGGTGGTCGCAAAGTTATCATCATTGATGAGGCAGATTATTTAAATCCAAATTCAACTCAACCAGCTTTGCGTAATGCGATTGAAGAGTTTGCAGGCAATTGTTCATTTATTTTTACCTGTAACTATAAGAATCGTATCATTGAACCTTTACACTCTCGCTGTGCAGTCATTGATTTTGGACTAAAGAACGGTGAGAAGGTTAAGATGGCCACACAGTTTCACAAGCGCATTGAACATGTGTTGCAAAGTGAAAAAGTTGACTATGAAAAACCTGTTGTTGCTGAATTAATCAAAAAACATTTTCCAGATTTTCGCCGTGTCATCAATGAACTGCAACGATATGCACAACTAGGAAAGATTGATGTAGGTATTCTTTCACAAATTGGTGATATATCTATTTCTCAAATTGTAAAACATTTGAAAGAGAAAGATTTCGGTTCAATTCGTAAATGGGTCGCATCAACTGAAATAGATTCTACGGCTTTGTTTCGTAAGATTTATGATGGTCTTTATGACTCATTGAAACCACAGTCAATTCCTAAAGCAGTTTTAATTCTTGCTGACTATCAATACAAGCAAGCGTTTGTTGCTGATCAAGAAATTAATATGGTTGCATGTTTGACCGAGTTAATGGTTGAATGTGACTTTCAATGAATGAAATATTTCAAAACACTTGGACCTGGATAAATGAAGACTTTACAAGCAATAGATTCCGCTTTGTCGTGGAAGTTATTGCTTGGCTTATTTCTATTGGTTGCAGCATTGCCATGGCTCTCACTGTTCCTATCCCACCCCTTCTCATACTATATCCTCTTTGGATCATTGGTTGTGGCATGTACGCTTGGGCTGCTTGGACTCGTAGGTCTTTTGGTATGCTTGCTAACTATTTGTTACTTGTATCTATTGACTCGGTTGGGCTCATAAGGATGATTATATGAGTCCATTTGATTATGTAAATGAAATTCTTTATGGTAAAAAGAATCTTGTAAAAGATGAAATTACAGAGAAAGAATATTCTCCATTTCTAACAAATCGCAGTTTATCCTACCATATGGATTGTATTATGTTTGCAAATGAGATGAATATGCGTCATTTTATTGACAGAAAACTGCAAAATGATTTTTTACTAAATACTGTGAGGTCTAGAAAAAGACCTTTTGCGAAGTGGGTTAAGACTGAAAAAGGTGAAGATATAGAATGTATAAAACAAGTCTACAACCTTTCAGATAGTAAAGCAAGAGAAGTCTTGCGTCTACTCAGCAAAGAAGAAATCCAGCAAATAAAACAACAAATAGAAACTGGTGGATTGAGGAAATAATATGGTAGATATTAATAAATTTGTAGAAGTGGATTTAGAAGAACAGGATGATTTTTTAAAAGTAAGGGAAACACTTACTCGCATCGGCGTGTCTTCTCGGAAAGAAAGAGTTTTGTATCAGTCTTGTCATATACTACACAAACAAGGTAGATATTACATAGTACATTTTAAAGAACTATTTGCATTGGATGGTAAGCCATCCAATTTAACAGAAAACGATATACAAAGAAGAAATGCAATTGCTAATTTATTAGAAGAGTGGAGACTTGTTAAGATATTAAATAGATATATCATTAAAGATAACATGGCGCCAATTCATCAAATAAAAATAATTTCATTCAAAGAAAAAGATGAATGGGAATTAGTACCAAAGTATAACATAGGTAAAAAAGATAGAGATTAACACTGTTGACTTTTGTAATTTTTTATATATAATAATGGATGTACGAAAAAAGGTGAATCAAATGCAAGAGAAGATTGTTTATCTAAAGAATAAATATAGCAAAGAAGAAGTTTACACTAAGAGTTATGATGATATTCAAATGACAAATGGTGATGTAAATTTTATTCGTGTATATACATATCACGAACCACCTAGAACATATTTGGCCAATCGTGAAGCATTTGACATTGTGCCAAAAAAGACTTCGCCTTAGGACCGTGAAGCTAGTATCAGGAGGTTAAACTAGTAAAATATTCCTCTCAC